AATTTGGGGCCATGTCCATAAGATAACTCAAGACTAGCCTTTACATTTAATAATGTAGCGTCCTTAATACTAGGGCTTTTCCATACCCACTGCGCACACTCTGTTATAGATAATATATCTAGAGGTGCTAACCACATTCCTTTTTTATTCGGATGTTTTTTAAATGTCCGTTTTAGAAAAGTCTCCTCTTCCAATGTTTGATATGCAATATTACCCACTTTACTTGCATCCGTATACTTAAAATCGTATGTCGAATACCACCGAGATAACGCAACACAATTGAATACATCTGCAAACTCATCCGATATATTTACTAACTCATCATCACCATATGTAACTTCTTCAACATTTTCTTCATATATGGATAATGATTGTTTTGTAATTTCAATCCATCCGATACGTAAAAGCATGTGATGAACAATATCATTTAAAGGTGTTGTAATTGGATGTCCAGATGGAATTCCACATAAAGTAAGGTAAACAGTATTATTCACCAAATGTACAGTCTGTGTAACAGAAAGAGATAACATATAGCGCATAAACTGATCCTTATCAAATTTTCCTTGGTCCTTATAACTTTGATGTTCTGCATACCAATCATTAATTAATTCAAATGCCTTTGAAACTAGTTGAGCCCATATACGTGGACCATAATCCGTAAAATCTCCAGAAAAGACTTTTGAACCCTTGGAACTAAGTCTATAAGCTAATTCCGCCCATTCTGGTCCATCACTAGCAATTCCAATAGCATGCTTCAACAAATGACGATGTTTCATATACGATGCAATAAAGTCCATAAAATATTGTCGAGTTGATATCAAATAGTCAGCACCACACTGTGAAAATACTCGCGTTCCTGCTGCTTGTTCCAATTTTCGTTGTTTTCTTCTTTCATCTTTCAATGTATCTTGGAAAATATCAAACGTTTTTATTCCTTGTTCTCGCATATCATGCTTCAACCGAATAACACGCATCAAATCATCACTTATTTCAACATCCACGACATTTGAATTTCTATCACGATGAACAGTGATATACTCACTTTTCTTTTTCTTTTCACCACAATTATAAGGCCAGCCCATAGAAGTTGACAAATCAATAGGGTCATAATAATCGAAATCTAGACCCACAATAGCCTCCTCAACAGTTAATGGTCTATCAATAATTCGACCTGGTGTAGCCTTTCTTAAAATACCAAAATAATGGGCAGCAGCTCGCTCAATAAGATCCGTTTGAAACGGTTTTGGACATCGAGTGTGCTTCTGTACACCATGGTACAAAGGTGTTTTCTCATGCTTCCAACGTGGGTCGCGAGATGATAAAATTCCAGGTTGAGTTTCTACCTTAGTATCCTCAATCTTTCCTTGAATTAATGATGGTATAATTTTTGTTTCTGATGACATATAGGGAGTAAGTCTCTTTGACACTGTTCCTAATACTACAACATCTCCATTAACCTCCATACGTGGTTCACCGTTATCTAAATTAGGAATAAACATAGACACCGGCAATTCATTTTT